CCAAAATAAACTTTGACATGAAATAATCTCCCTCATTCTGAATGATTATACTGATTAATCATTTGAAAGACGTTGAATTTCATGTATATCTAAGCATACTGGAGTTTTCCAGCCAGGTTTGAGTTGACCCTTTACATACACAATAGTATTTTTATTCCAACCAAGAGCTTTTTTAGCTTTCCAGTTAACACATTCAATGGAAGAATATCCATCAGATAAATGGACTGAAACTTTAGACCAAGGTTTACCACTTTTCTTAGAAATACCACTTGTAAAAGTAGAAGATTCATAAAGCAAAATCAATCCAACATCTTTATTAATCTTTTCACAAAATCCTTCTGCCACTTTAATATTCGCAAGAATAGGTACTGTTCCCATCATAAAAGGAACAGCTTCTCTTCCTGTAGATTTTAAGGAAGTTAATTCCAGCGTTGCCTCATCTGTATGATATTGTTTAATCAACTTCATAATATCTTGATTACTAAGAAGTGTCCTATTAAATGTTTTGTTAGATTCTTTCTCCATTAGGAAAATAGAGAGTGGATCAAACTTAAATATATCTTCTTGAAACTTTAAAGGTTTTTTACGCAACTTTTTAAAATCTTCAATAAATTTTTTACGACGATCTGGATAAAATGAAATAGATTTATCCATCATATCATCGGCAGCTCGACCTTTAATCAAAGCTCCAATACCACCTGTATTACATTTTGCATGATCTATTCTAGAAATAAAATCTTCTAATGAAGTAAAAGGTCCTTTAACACACAATTCTTGCACTACTTTTGGTCCAATTCCCTTAATAACAGAAACTGGAGCAACAATATATCTATCTCCAATTTCATCTTGACGAACTTCAAATCTAGATGATGGATGTCTTAACGACGGACTTCGGACTATATTTCCCAATTTAGAAACATATCGACGAAGTTTATCTTCTTTCAGATCTAAATTAAGTATAGATGCCCACCATTCAAGAGCATGGTGATGTTTAAGATACATAGTAATATAACCTAACTCACCATAAGCATAAGAATGTGATCTATTGAAAGAATAGCGAGAAAATGCTAAGATCTGCTGACAAACTGTTTCAATAGCTTCATCATCCCAACCTCGAGTCTTACAAGCTGTACGAATGCGATCAAAACAATTCATAATAACTTCTTGTTTCTTTTTAGCAATAGCTGAACGAATAATATCTGATTCTTCCCACGAATACCCAACAATTTCTACTAGAAAACGCATTACACTCTCTTGATAAACAAAAACTCCATTTGTTTCTTTAAGAATGGGTTCAAGATCTGAATGCAAAAAAGTAAGCTCTCGTTGACCATTACGAACATCCATATAAAACTGTGCGGCAGTCGTATCTTCAAGTAAAGCATCAAGTGAACCAGGTCGAGCTAAAGCAGTAAAATCTGCAAGACCTTGACGATTTAAAGGTGCAAATTCCTGTACCATTCCTTTAATAAGATCTGTATTAAATTGGAACGATGAATCTGTATCCTTCTTGTAAAAATCAGCATAAACGCCCGCATCTTCAGGAAGTCTATAGATAAGAGGGATGCCATTCTCCTCTTGAAGATAGTCAATTCCCTTTTTTTTCATCAATTCAACACAATCTGAAACTGCCGTTAAGGTTGATAATCCTAGAATATCTGCCTTCACTAAGCCACTTTTTTCTACCATAGAAGCATCAAATTGAGTAACTTGAATTTGTCCGACTTCATCGTCATCTAGCATCATTGTTGGAACTCTATCTGCAGATAAATCCAATGTAGATATAACAAATGCCGATGCGTGACGTCCCCATCCACGAATAGTGCCAATTAACTTGTTGACTGTTTTTTGAATATCTGGATGAATTTCAAAAAACTTAGCCAATGTTTTATTTAATTCAATTAAGCCATGATTATAATTACCTTCTTGGTCAGTATAGCCATACAAGAAATCGTGTTCATCTGTTCCCTGAGGAGAGTCAGGAATTGTATTGCAAATTGCAACCACTTCTGGGTCATTTGCTTTCTTTCCATAGACGGCATACATGGCGTCTTTAATAGCATTCTTAGTTTTCATCTTTTGAAAAGTTGCAATTTGCGCGAACCCTAGTCCATATTTTTGCTGCAAATATTTCATAATAAGGCCTCGTGCTCTATCTCCAATATCCGCATCAATGTCTGGAAACGATCCTGCACGAATACGAGCATGAGATAAAAATCTCTCAAAAGGAAGATTGGCCTTAATTGGATCAAGATGGATTATCTTTAAATAGAAGGAAATAAGGGAACCACCAGCAGAACCACGAGCTAATCCTTGTAAAATTCCTTGAGAACGAGCATATGTTCCAATATCTTCATACACTAAGAAGTATGGAATAAAATTCAGTTTCTCATTCTTCATAATGACATCAAGTTCTGTTTTAAACCGCTGAACATAAATAGGATCATCGTTCCAACGGCCATGTTTCTTAATAAGTTCCATCATGTAATAATATGTTTGAGTATTATAGTCATCGGGCGCTTTAACTTGAATGTACTCCGGAATTTGAATTTTCGGAAGATGATATTCAAATTTTAAGTTGATACTTTTCGATCGTTCGAGCGGAATATAAGTATTCTCAATCCACTCAGAGAATCGTTCTTCAGTCATCCACTCTGGGCCAAGATGGACTTGAAGCTTCTTGAACATATCTTCAGCCATCATTTGGTGGTATGATTCAGCAAAATACCAACCGTTTGAGTTACCATTTTTTAATAGAGCGTCTTGTATGACTTTATCTTCAGGATAAATGAAGTGTGCATCCGTGACTGGAATACACTTTCCTCCATACTTATCAACCATTTCCTTTAGAAAAAGATTGTAACCGCGCTGTTTATTATTATCACATACACAAACATCTTCGCCTTGTTCAATAGGAAATGGGTCAAATCCGCCTGTCTTTTTATTAAAATCATGAGTAATATCGCCAACATGAAATTCAATTAAAAGATCTTCTCCAAATAATTCTTTGTACATGAGGAACCGCTCTTCAGCGAGTTTCTTATCCTTGTCCTTCATGATAGCTTGACCAATTGGTCCAACAATGCATCCAGTTCCAAACATTAAACCATCTTTGTATTGTTTAATTTGATCATAAGTAACTCTACCTTTAATAGAGCCATAATAAGTCACTATGTCGTTGTATGCCAACGAAGCCAACTTCATTAAGTTATGATAACCTTGATTGCTACAGGCCCAAGCAGTAATATGATAATGTCCTTTATCTTCAGGATTTAATTTAACGTAGAGTTCAACAGCAGGAATAAGAGTGGCGGCATTTAGAGGAAATTGAGGTTTAGGTACTTCATTGGGATTTTCCTTGTTCCAATTCTTATTTTCTTTATTAATTACTTCAATGAGTTTTGGAGTACGCAATGCGTCAAACATAGATATGGCGGTACCGTGATCAGTAATTGCTAATCCAGGCGTTCCAGTTTCTAAACACCAACGAACCCAATCTTGAGGTGAGGGGATTGCGTCAAGAAGACTATATTTACTATGATTATGTAACTGGCACACAGGTTTAAAATTAGACACTTAATCCTCTTTAGTTTTTCTTAGTTGCAATTTTCTTTCTGTTTCCCACTCATTAATAGTCTTTAAGCGGCAAAATTCACATAATTGTATAAAACCATTTTCTCTTATACAACTACAGTCTTTTTTCTTCTTTTTTGTAAAAAAGATAGCCCACGCAGATATAACTATTATTGCAATATAAATTAAAGTTTCCATCTATGAATCTTCTCCATAAAACATTTAAACCGATACATTTTCATGATTTTTTTATAATCTTTAATTAGTTCAGGAAAATCGGCCGCGATAACTATTTCAGTCTTGATATGGGGAAACTGGCATAATGCTCTTGCATATGCGAGAGCATAAATTTTAGATTGATACCATTGTACTAATCTTGACAATCTAGTCCACTGAATAAATCTTGATATATACATAATATCAAGAGACCAAAGCCATTGTGGAAATCTACTAAAACAATGACCAGGATACATTAAACCGTGTAAACTTCCGTCCCAGAAAGTCACATACAGTCTAGCAGTTCCATATTTTTCCTTTGATTGGAGTCCAATTCTTCCCCAAAAACGCATAAACGATGCCATCATATCAATGGCATCGTCTAATGCTCTCCAATCAAAAGATTCATCTTCCCAATAATGCATATTAGAACGTAAAATTTAGATCAATATATGTATTCACTGTATCAGTTGTATTTAAAGTAGGAGTGCATTCGTAATTAAAAATACCTGAGGCACCTAATCCAGACGAAACACCAGCCAGAAAAGCCTTAAGAATAAGGTTATCTCCCTTATTGCCTCGAAGAGCAGCTGGATTATAAGTTACTGTTACTGTTACTGTAAATTTAGTATTACCGAGAGCAGCATTAGATTGTAATCCTGATTGAATTGCAGTATATTGTCCTTCACCAGGTATAGTACCAACTAAGGCTTCACCTGCATCAAAAGCAGCTTGAGTCTTTTGTGTAATGCCTGTTACGCCATCATAGAAATCAGTTTTTAACGACATAGAGTTTCTCCTTAAGAGATATTAATTTGCTCCAGAGTGTGGATTTACTGATCCATCCTGGATCTCTTGAATCTTATCTAGTAAGAAAGAAATCTTACTCTTCTCATAAGATAATGCACTATTATAACCTGCGCTAAGATCTTTAACAATTGCCTTTGCTGCATTAAGCTTATCATCAGCGGCCTTTTCTTCTTTAATAAGACGGATTTTTTGCTCAGATTCAATGATAAGAACAGCCGCCTCATCTTCATTAAGATTCTCAGCATTATCGACAAAAGATTGGTTTAGTTTAGAATCAGACATTGTATGAATTCCTTTATTGGAAAAATCAAAATAATTATACCGATTTTTTTCTTTTAAGGTAATTAACTATACAATTACAAGTTATTATAATTACAAGTTTTTTCAAATTCTTCTTTTATTTTTTGAGCTCTTTGTACCACAGATTTTAAATCAGAAGTTTTTTTCTTTGCAAGATATTTTTTTAACATTTTTAATACTTCTGATTTAGAAAGAATATTAGTCTTTATTTGAAGTTCAAGCGTGTCTAATTCTTTTCCATATTGAAGTAAAAGGCGGCGGATACGTTCTTTTTGAGTCTTCTCATTATGACAAGAATCACATACAACTTGAAGATTTGAAGCATCACAAAAAAGACGATCCTTGAATGTATCCCAATTAACAAACCCGTCGATAATAGATATAACTGGTTCAATGTGATCTACTGCTACTTGAGTACTTCCTGCATATTCTCCACAAATATTACACAAATATTGTACAGCATCTCTTTTTGCTCGAGAACCATCTTTATTAAAGCGAGGCACTTCTCTACGAACTTTAAAAAGAACTTCACGAATCACTGGAGATCGAGAAAACACTCGACGCATTGCACCACGAATCGCTGCTTCTTCATTCCAAGTTTTAGTCACGTATATATTTTACTTAATTTTCTCTAAGTACATCGATTTGGACTTATTATCGAGAAGATGCGTAATACGATTCTTAGTATACTCAGACATCGGACCACTAGGAAACATGTCGCAATTATGTTCATCTGCTGAAGTTGGAAAACAAATTTCATCATTAACAATCTTAAACATGCCAAGAACTTCATCTTTTCCTTTAAAGACCCTATGAAGTTTAAATATAGTCATTGTCATTTTCCGGTGGTGGTGGTAGTGATGGATGCTTATACATTGGTCCAGATGAGAGTCTATTCTTATCTAAGAGATTCTCCATATTTTTATAATGCTCTGGACCATTATTTACAGCATTTTTTAAACCTTGTAAACGCCTTAAAAACCCTTGTGTAGCCATAGAGTGTTCATCATGTCCATGATTGGCAAGAAGCTCCTTTGCTTTTGCTGGATCAAGAGAATTAAGCCATTTAGCAGCTTCTGGATGAACATTGCTATTATCAACATCTCCCATTCCCTCAATATGTTTCTTTTCAAGAGTCTTAAGGTGACTAGGATAATGGTTGGGTTGATCAAAATTCTTATAATCAAATGATGTACCGTTATCAATAAGATGCATGTTCTTGTCGTCTAACATGTAATTACCAGCATGACGATCATGATGTCCCATTAAATGGTCCATAATTGCTAGTTTATGAAGATCTCCAGATTTATGCATATCTTTAAGAATTTTTCCATGATTAGGATCGTCTAATCGAGACGGTCGATCTTCCAAGGGATCTTTGGAATTAGGATTAGCGCTCCATTTATCTAATTCTTCTTTAGAAGGCGGATTGATATGTGAAGTTTTAACGTGAGCAGCATTATGTTTCATTTCTTGGGCTGAATAGTCTTCACCATTGCGAGTAAAACCAGAAGTTGTTGGAACATGCTTGCCCATACCAAAATAGTTATGAGCCATATTGTGGAATAAAACTTCGCGTTTGGCCGAATTAAAACCACCATCAAGATGTCCACGTTCTTTTTGATTCTGATGCTCGGAAGCTTTTTTTAAGACTACATGTTTATTGATAGCAGGATTGTAGGCCTTTGTGGCAGCACCGGCACCTCCACCACCTAGAGGTTCTGTTTTATGAATCTCCAAACCATGAATTAGCTTTTTCTGCTCAGGAGCATGATGATTACTAAAACCTTCAGTTTCGGCATGAACAGGTGAGCGAGCTTGTTGAATTTCAGCTACTCGTTCAGGTGCGGGTTTGCCAATAATTGGAGTGATATTTGCAGTGCCAACTTTTGATAAAGTCCATTGCCCATTATTTTCAACTTTCAATACTTCCATACTAACCTTACCGGGATTAGGATTTTTGAGCTGCTCAGCAACCTTAACTGGATCTTTTTTAGACGGAGGAGGAAGTCCACTGGGAATTTTTCCAACTGATGGTTGCTTAATAGAAGGTTTTGGAATTTTAACTGATGGTTGCTTAATAGTCGGAACAAAGAAATCCTTCTTTGCATTAGTTTTCAATGAAAGCAAGGACTTACGAAGTTCCTCAATCTTTTCAGCTAATTTATCCATTATTAACTATATTTTATCAGATCAAGAACTAAGAGAAGAAATACCATTTCGTTTTTCAATTCTTAAAACTTTATCAAAAGATACTTGCATCTCTGATGCATGATCGATAATAATCACTTGTCGATCCTTAGATAGATCTCTAATCAATTCTAATGCAAATTCCTTGCCAGACACATCTAAGCCGTCAAAAGCTTCATCAAAGATGACAGGAGATACATACAGGCCATACTGTTGTTCTAGAATAGCTAATAATGACATATCTGCACAAATAGATAGAGCCTTTAATTCACCGCCAGACAGACTTCCAAGAGAGACAGGCCTTCCATCTACAGTAATTGATTCAGAAAATTTTGCAACTACTTCACCTTTAACATTTTCTTTATATGACTGTAGTTCGTAAGTAAAATTCGGCCACAACATATCTACATATTTAGCAATATGTTCATTAAATAAAGTAACAGTAGAATCAAGTATGTAGGCTTGAGCTCCAGTAGGTGAATAAATAGCAGCAACAGTTTTCTGTAATTCAATTTCTTTCAGCGTTTCGTCAATATCTAATTTAATCTTTTTTTGTTGGCTTTGAAAGTTAAAAACTTTCTCAACTAATTGACTATTATTGAGCAATTTTTCATTCAAATCTTGAATCTTAATGTTAATCGAGTCAATACGAGATTTAAGCTCTACTTGAGTAATAGTTGCCCGCTCATATTCATTTAATTCCTTTTTCTTTCGTTCTCTTAATTTAGAGTAAAGTTCAGAAACTTGCGCTTCCTTAAGAAGAAGTTCGTCTATACTGCCCATTTGAAATTTTATATTTTGTTGCTCTTGTTTAAGATTCGCGATTTCCTCTATGTGAGCTTTTTCAGCATGAGTGTTATCTAATGTCGACTTACATACAGGACAAGAAGATGATTTATTAAAGGGCTTGATTTTCTTTTCTATATTGTTCCATTGAAGAAGTAGCATTTCATTTTTAGTACGTAACTTAGTAAATTCAGCTTTCTTTAAAAGAATATCTTCTTCTATTTTTTGATATTTGGCTAAATCTGGTTTAATAACATTTTGCATTTCAACTAAAGTTTTAGTA